ACGGCTTGAACACTACACCTTATGGGGCTTTTTATTGTGGAATACATCAGAAATCAGAAAGGAGTTTTATATTTTGCAACAATCACCACACGGAAATAACCATAAATCACAAGACGCGCCGATGTTTCAAAAAGTAACCGGCGGAACAACCTATCAAGTGCATATTCATTTCAACGATACCGCAAAAGAGAATTTGAAAGACAAAATCCTCAGAATGTTGGAAAGCGAGGTAATGAATATTGCGTAGTAACAATTGCACCGTAACCACCTCTGACTGTCGGAAAGAGGACGTTATGTTAAACCAAAAGCAAACCATTTTATACGCACGGCTCTCTCGTGACGACGGCGAGGACAGCGTATCAAACTCAATCCAAAATCAACAGACTTTACTTGAAAAGTACGCCGAAGATAACAACCACAAACCCTATCGTTTACTGTATGATGACGGAATTTCGGGTACTGTGTGGAATCGCCCGGGGTGGAAAGAATTAATCTCCGAAGTTGAAGCGGGGCGAGTGCAGACGGTTATAGTTAAAAATCTTGACCGTATGGGAAGAGATTACCTCCGTGTAGGGTTGTTTATGGAGCAATTCCGTGAACTCGGTATCCGACTGATTGTTATTAATGACGGCATAGATACGGCGCGCGGCGAAGATGATTTTACCCCATTCAGAGCCATTCTCGCAGAGTGGTACGCAAAAGACACGAGTAAAAAAATCCGTGCGGTCTTTAAATCCCGAACTGAGCAGGGTTATCATTGCACAGGCTCAATTCCTTACGGATATATCCACAATCCCGAAAATCGGCAGGAGTGGCTTGTGGACGAAGAAGCGGCGGCAGTAGTTCGACGGATTTTTCAACTTATTATTGAGGGTAACGGCATTTATCAAATCGCAAGAATCCTCGAAGAAGATACGGTTTTAATTCCGACCGCACATTGGAAATCGAGCGGACAGGACTGCAATGTTCGTCATCACAATTTCAAAGACCCTTATCGTTGGAGCGGCGGTGTTGTGAATAAGATTTTACAGCGCGAGGAATATATGGGGAATAAAATTCTGCGCAAAAATTACAGCGAGAGTTACAAGCATAAACGCAAGGCAACACCTAAAGAAGAACGCCTTGTTTTTGAGGGAGCAATTCCTCAAATTATCACTCCCGAAATGTGGAATAACGCGCAGCGATTACGGAGAACTGTTCGCCGCCCTGCCAAGAGCGGTGAGCCGCCTTATCGCCTTACGGGGCTGATGTTTTGCGAAACGTGCGGAGCAAAAATGACCCACGACCGCGGACAGGATTATTCGGGCAAAGGCAAGCATAAAAACGATTATCTCTGCCCCAATTATCGCAAAGGTACTCGTGAATGTACAATGCACTATATTCGTGTTCCTGTTGTCGAGGGGTTAATTCTTGATACCATTCGGAAAGTTAGTTATTATGTTTGCAACCACGAATCCGAGTTTATCGAAAAAGTTAGCCAAGCATTTTCTGTCAAACAGGAATCAGCTATTTCCGACAGTAAAAAGCGGCTCTCAAAGCACAAACGTCGCCGCGATGAAATTGACGGTTTAATCAAAACGCTGTATGAATCATTTGCGACAGGAAAAATCCCCGAAAAGCATTTCGAGAATCTGCTTGCGAATTACGACGGCGAGCAGACTTCATTAGCACAGCAAATCGCCGTGTTGCAAGCGGAAGTTGACGAGCATGGTGCGAATATTATCAAGACCGATAAATTTATTGAACTTGTAAAACGCTACACCGATTTTGACGAACTCTCAAATAAAATGGTGAACGAATTCATTGATAAAATCATCGTTCACGAAGCCGACAGAAGCACTGGCAAGCGCGTTCAGCGCGTGGATATTTATCTTAACTTTATCGGAAATTTTGTGCTGCCGATTCAGATTCTTCCGTCGACTGCGAAAGAGATTGAACGGCAGAAAGAAGCCGAACGAATCGCCGCCGAAAAAGCGAAACAGCGGAAAATCAAAAGCCGTGAAAAAAGCCGAGCGTGGCGCGAGAAAGTTAAGGGGACGGCATACCACGAAGAATGTTTAACGAAACGTAGAGCGGAGTATGCAGAGAAGAAAAAGCAATCTGCGTGAATAGGATTAATGCCGCCCGTGTCGTGAGATATGGGCGGTATAATTACTTTTTTATTTAAAACAATTCAGTTCTACTTTTAATTATATCTACAGCTTTATCTATATAATTATAAATCTGATATAAACTCATACAAAAATTGGTAAATTTCTTAGGTTTAATTATCGGAACAATACTGTCTTTATTAATTATGTTTTTATGAAATAATAACTCTAATTTTTCTCTTTTTATCCATTCTTCAATTGTGATATTTTTAAAATGTTTTTCAAAAACGCCATTTGCAAAACATTCATAAAGAGTTTCATCAATTCTGTCTTCATATAAAATGCCCCGCTTTTGCATAGCTCTGTCGGGGAGTAAAATAAAGTTCCCCTTTGTATAGCATAATTTAGCAAAATTATTAAACTTTTTATTAATTGATTTAATTTTTTGATTATCAATTCTATTAAGCAAATGTTTAAGCGAATTAGTAGTTTTTGAATAAGAAAATCCCGTTTCTTGATAGAGTGCCCATTTATATGGTTGCCAAAAAGAGAACATTACATCACCATTTTCATCTTCATAAAAGTATGCATCACAATCATGTTTTAAACGGATAAATTTGTTTTGTTCAGAAAGAACACAACCCGCTTGAAAATATCGTAGAATACTTTCTACGGGTTTATCTTCCGTATACTTAATTTCTGGATAATTTTTTTCAATGATTTCTTTCAAATAATTCATAATAAGAAAACCTCTAATATTTTTATACATAAGGCAAACCCCGCCTTATAAATATTTTCAAACTCGAAAGGAATAAACCATTATGACCAAAACAACCCAAGCACGCTTAAAGCGTGAAGAACAAATTAAGCAATTGCAAAACGAGTGTAAATTACTCATTCAAAAAGAGCGGAAGGAGAGAGATAAAGCAAGAACTAAACGCCTTTGTCAGCGTGGCGGAGCAGTTGAAAAGTTACTCCCCGAACTCTCCGTATTCACCGATGAGCAGTTTGACATCTTCATCAAGAAAATAATCTTGTCCGAGCAAACCAAGCGTGTAATCGCCCAGATTGCCGCAGTCATTCCCGAACCGCCCGTTGAACCGCAGGGCGGTATTTCTTTGCCACAAAACCAAGTTACGGCAAATCCCGAACCCGCCGAAGCGGAAACCGAGGTTGAACAAGACTAATCCGTGAGCGGAGTGAACGGCGCACTTATACGTTTCACCGAAACGTGTGCGGTCTGCTGACGGCGTTTTTACCCCTGTCGGGTCAAAAGGAACGATTACGAGGGCTTACTGCCCTCGTTTTCGCCGTTGGCGAAAATTAAATCCGAAAGGACGTGATTAAAGCAATTTATCATCTTTCAATCAAGATTTTCAGCAGAGGTAAAGGACATTCTGCTGTTTCCAAAGCCGCTTATCGTGCGGCTGAATGTATAAAGAGCGAATATGACGGAAAAATCAATGACTATACTCGCAAGACCGGAGTTGTGTATATCGAAATTATGTTACCGAAAAATGCACCGCCCGAATATGCAAACCGTTCTGTTTTATGGAACTCTGTAGAAAAATTCGAGCGTTATAAAACTGCTCAATTGGCTCGTGAAATTGAGGTTGCATTGCCGAGAGAATTAACCGCAGAGCAACATCGTGAATTAGTTCGTGAGTATGTCAAACACAATTTTGTCGATGAGGGAATGTGTGCCGATATTGCTTTACACGATAAGGGCGACGGCAACCCACACGCTCACATAATGCTAACGGTTCGCCCCATTGAAAGCAATGGAAAGTGGGGGGTGAAATCTTGTAATCGTAACGGTATAAAAGTGCCGACTACCGACTGGAACTGCCGCGCTAATCCCGAAATTTGGCGTGAATCGTGGGCGGTTATGTGCAACGATTATCTTGAACAAAATAATCACACAGAGAGAATCGACCACAGGAGTTACGCTCGTCAAGGGTTAGAGCAAATCCCAACCGTTCATCTCGGTGTTGCAGCTTCGCAAATTGAGCGGAAAGGAATCCGCACCGAACGAGGTGATTATAACCGAAATGTCGCTGTTACAAACAGCCAACTTCGCCAACTCAAAGCGAGGATTATTAAGTTGCAAAACTGGCTTGTTGAGGATAGCAAGACCCCGAAACCGCTAACGCTTTATGATACAATTCAAGAAACATTATCACGCAAAGCACAATCGGGAAAATCGCAATATTATCAAGATATTGCTAACGTGAAAGCGACTGCGAATATGCTGATGTTCTTACAAAAAAACAATATTTCGGATATGTCGGATTTGGAAAATAAAGTCAATTCAATGTATAAAAAGCAATCTGCTATTCGTGAAGAATTAAAGCCTGTTGAACGGCGATTGAAAACGCTTAACGAGCACATCAAGCAGAGCGAATGTTTCAAAAAATATAAACTGATTTATGAGCAGTATCAAGCTATTGAATCGGGGTTCGCCGACAAACTGTTCAAGCGAAATCCCAAAGAGGATTTTTACGAATCGCACCGTACGGAAATCACGCTTTTCGAGAGTGCCGACCGTTACTTGAAAGAACACCTAAACGGCAAAGTCAAATCGCCGCCGTTGAAGAAATGGCGAACCGAATACGAGAATTTATCGGCTAAACGAGATACAATTTATCGTGAGTATTATTCGCTCAAAGATGAGGTTAAAGATGCAGAACGAGTTAAACGAAGTGTTGATGAGGTTTTGCGAGAGCAACCGAAGAAACGTAGGGAGTACGGGCTGGAGTAAAATCCAGTCCTTGCTTAATTTTTAGGTTTAAGTTCTATATCACCTAATGTTTTTCTATCAGTAAAATACTGCCCTGTAAGAAAATTTACATCATCAACTAATAACCTACAAACGCCATAATGAATTTCACTTCGTTCTCTTACGGTTGCAATAGGTGTATTCAAATACACATAGGTTAACCATTTTTGTTCGCAATCTTCGTATAAACCGCTGATAACAGATTTACTTGAACTTTCATCGGTTTTTAAATAAATAATCGCTCTAAGCAGATTTTGTTTAATTTTTATTTCTACTGTTCTTTTTACATTGTCATACGTCGATGTAAACGTACCCGTGTATTCTTTTCTTAGCTTAGGAGTTTTTTCAAGAGGATTAAAACGCCATAACCATTGAATGTAAGTCACTGATAATAACGTAACAATTGTACCTGTGTATCCAATACAGTCAATAATTGTTTTGTCGGGAAACCATTTCGTTGTAATAAGAACAGCAAGTAAGTAAACGCCAATACTAATTGGTATAAGCCAACCGATATGTTTTTTTACATTATCTATCATTTTATCGCTCCCTAATTAATATCGTATTTAAAAAACTTTCTTAATTCATCGAAAAAACGGATATAATTAACTTGAGTTGTATAATTGAATAATGGCTTTATACCATTTGCTTCTGTAAAACCACTCCACGAAAATTTTTTATTTTCGAGGTCAATTAAAACATCTTCAAAAACAAAAAGCAAACTTGAATATCGTTTATATGCAGCGTCAGAAGCGTTCCAAAACAACGATTCAAGCCCAAATGAAGAAATATCAGAAGATATATTATATCCGTGTTCGTGCATTAATTCTCTTATATTTTTCAAAGCCCGAACACACTTTTTATAATTAAAGTTTGTACGATTGTTTTTAGCTACACCGTTTTCAATGTGTTGTTCGGGATAGTTTATAATTATATCACCATCATCAGAATGAATTTGAATACCACCAATATAATTGTTTTCATTAATATAATTATCATTTGTGTAATCTCTATTACGAATAGCTGGTACTGTATCACAATCTGTACGAGTGGAATTTCCTTTAATTTTTACAGACTTATTTTTACGAATAACTTCCAAATATCCAAAATAACGTTGTAACGCATCAACAACATCATCTTTTAATTTTATAGCTGAATCATCTGAAGTAGAAAATTTATATCGTTCTCTTACTTGTGAACCGCTTTCCAAGAAAAACATTTGTGGTTTTTCCATAATAAAAGTTGATTCTAAAACCACAGCCATATCAACATCACTTGTTTTTTCAATATTGGTATTATTTGCATATGAACCTTGAGTAAAAATTCGTATAGTTCTACCGCCATAACCATTACTCATTTCAATAACATATGAATAAGATTCTGAAAATAATTGACGGAGTTCACCGCTGGCAGTGTGTGAATATCCTACATCCTTTAATGCAGCTGACACATTATTTAATGCGTTCTTACACCGTGACTCTGCCATTATGTTTAATGGCGCAGAAAGTTTCTGCATATATTCTTCTGTAAATTTCATTATTTTCTCCTAATGCTCATATACCGTTATAATTATCCCACCGCCAACGTAGAAACTCACGACTTGTAAATTCCGGTAAGTAAATTCGTGGCGGAACGGTTGCACCATAATCCAATCTTGCGCGAGTAGATAATTGAATTTCGCCTGTTTCAGAAATGCGTAAATGCCCAGAATCAAATAAAAGGTGAATATCCATACGCATAGGAAAACCATTCGCAACCGTATCTTCGCCTTTGTATTTATAAGGTTTTATATGAGCCGCTTCAAGAACTTCGGGCATTGTTACGTTTGTAATAACGCAACGCTCATATGCCGCAAGAACTTCTTTACGGAAACGTGCTTGATTGGGTCTGCTTGTCCGTGATATTGCAACACGTTTACGTTCAATATCGGAAGTAACATCAGTTATTCTAATTCGTTCAATAGCTTGTTGCAATGTTTCATCTTTTGGCTGTTCAGAAAGTATTTCAGTTATTTCTAAATCAAGGTCGTTATTATAAAAATACTGCTCGTCCATTCTTGTTTTTTGTTCTTGCCGAATAATATACCCATAATGCGAAAGAAACAAAAGATATTCACGAGCAATACGCAAATCGTTAGCACCAGTTACACAATCAACCCAACCAATCAATGATATTTGACCTGTTCTAAACCATAAAATAAAATTAACATAATCCTTTATTGTTGCCTTGCAACTCGAAAGAGGAATAATTATTCTTACAAGTTCTTCGGTTGTGATAAATCCTTGCTCCTTGTTTTGTAATTCTTTCAGAATGGATAACAGTAAACGTAATGGATAAATAACAAGACCGTTATCAACCCAGCGTTGACACTCATCAGGGCTTTGAATTTGTAAATTAGGTAATTTAAATGTTTGAATCGTAATCGCCGCAAATTCAGTTTGAGAAATATCGTGGTCTGCAACTCGTCGTCCAAAATCAGTAAGTTTTATTTTACCAGAACGGTCGCCGTCATTTAATAATCCGACAGCTCGCCAGTATTGACCGGAGTTTCTGATTAAATTTCTTTCACCCGTTCTACGAGCAAGGTCAATCCCGATAGAATCTTTTATATCATCAGACAATTCTCGAAGTTCTTTAGCAAACTCATCAGAACTGTATTTTACTCCGAGAGGTTCTAATTTTCGCATACGGAACAGAACACCGAGTAAAACTACAGGGTCATTTAAACCCTCTGTGCATTGTAAACTCGCCCACTTCCACTTGAAGTCGGGGAAAGGTATTGTTGGCACAAAGTTTTGAGGTAACATTGTTTTTTAAGCTCCTATATAATCATTAAACTGCTTAGCTACTGCGTATGCCAATAATGGTGGAACGGCATTTCCGATTTGCCTATACACCGATGAACGGTTTCCAATAAATTCATAATCTAATGGAAAACTTTGAACAGTAGCGAGTTCACGACATGACATTCGGCGTTCATTGCTTGGATGATGTAAAACGACAACGCCGCCTTTATCATCGCCTCGTGCCGTAACGGTCGGTGCAGGTTTTAGCGGGTCAATAGTTCTGTGCCCAATGTATCCGTTAAATCGAAGTTTATATTTTGAATACTCGTGGTTAAACATATCATTCGGTAAATCAGGGTCTGGTAAATCTGATAAAGCCTCGCCGACTGCAACCCACTTTGGTAAATCAGTCGAATTATCGCTACTGTTTGTTGGCAGTGGGTACTCGAAAGAGCAATTTACATCATTACGAACCCCAATGATAAACACTCTTTGTCGAAGTTGCGGAACACCATAATCAGCCGCGTTAAGAACTTTTGCTTGGACTTTGTAGCCTATGTTTTCAAAATCGCTGAGTATCATTTTAAGCACCTTGCCTTTGGCAAGGCTGAAAATACCTTTGACATTTTCAGCAAGAAAAAACTTAGGACTTTTAGCGTTGATAATACGAATTAATTGCTTATAAAGTTGATTACGTTCATCATTGGCTTCACGTTTGGTATTGGCAACAGAGAATCCTTGACACGGAAATCCACCTATTATTATATCACAATCGGGAACTTCACTTTCGTCTACGTTGAAAATATCTTTACACACTATATGTTTGCCTAAATTCACCTTATATGTTTCGACAGCGTCGCTGTATAGGTCGTTAGCCCATATAATGTTATGCCCCGCCATTTTAAAACCGAGGTCAAGTCCGCCTGCTCCACTAAAAAGCGATACTACTTTCATATTCCGTCACGTTCCAATCTTTTTAATTCCTGTCCTAATAATTTGGCAAAGTGAACAGGTACTGCATTACCTATTTGTCTATAACACGAGTTCATCTGCCCGATAAATTCGAAATCATCAGGAAATGTTTGTACCGCCGCGCTTTCGCGTATTGTTAAGCGGCGTTTACCGTTATAATGCGGAATTGCACACACCCCCCCCTTGCCATTACCTCGAGCCAAAATAGTTGGTGACGGCTTGTCGGGGTCAGTTATGCGATGCCCTGTAAAATTGCGATATGCTACTTTATATGCCGAATAAATGTGGTTAAGATAGTCATTCGGCTTATCAGGGTCGGGGTAGCACTCAATCGCTGATTTAATTGAAACCCACGGCTGTGAAATGCCATCCTTGTCGTGAGTTTGCTTCGGAAAGTTGAACAGTATCTCATTCGCCAAATCCTTACGTTGCCCGATAATAAATACTCTTTGCCTTTTTTGTGGAACACCATAATTAGCGACATTTACGAGAGTAACAGTAACAATATATCCTGCCGCTTTAAAATCGCCTACAATCTGTTCAATTGCTTTCCCACCGTCTAAACTGAGTATACCACGGACATTTTCGGCGATAAAAAATTTGGGTTGATTGCCACCGACAGCTCGATAAAAAAATTTATATAAACGATTTCTTTCATCATCAGCACTACGGAGTAGGTTAGCTTGAGAAAATCCTTGGCATGGGAATCCGCCAATAATAGCATCTGCCTTAGGAATTTTTGACACGGCAATATCTTTTATATCCGCACAAACAGCACGATTTTCGATGTTTTTATTGTATGTAGCAACAGCATCTTTGTCAATGTCATTTGCCCATATAATTTCATTACCAGCTTGGTGAACACCTAAATCAAAGCCACCCGCTCCGCTGAACAAAGAAACAATTTTCATTTACGCTCCTAATTTATTTGATCTTGTTATTTAGTGCGTTGCAACTACAAACCTATACATCATATAGTATACCATATAAAATATAGCTTGTCAAGCACTTCCGTCAGATTTTTCATACTTTTCAAATTTTTTCGCAAAACCTGCTCGTACCCCCTTGACAAATCGCCCCCGAGGGCAGAATCTACAGCGAATTCAACCGTTCCGCAATCGTTTTAAACGAAAAAGAACTGCAATGCCGCTTCGCCGAAAACCCTTTACTGTTCGCGGTTGCGGGTGTTGACTACGGCGGAAACAAAAGTGCCAGTGTATTCAGTCTTGTCGCATTTGATAAAGGGTTTAAAAATGTTTATCTGCTTCGGGAGCACTACGACAAAGAAAACAAATCCGCCGAAAGCTTGATTGCGGATTTCAAGCAAAAAATCAATGAATGGCGCAATGAAGTTTCAACGATAAAAGCCGTTTACTGCGACAGCGCGGAACAGTTATTGGTAAAAAGTTTCCGCAACGCCGTATCCGTTGAAGTGAAAAACGCTTTAAAACGCCCCGTAAATCAGCGCATCGCCATGCTTTGCAGGTTGATTTCGGCAGGGCGTTTTTATGTCAGCGAAAGCTGTGTTAAATTTATCGAAGCGATGGAAACAGCGGTTTGGGAAAACAGCAAATCCGGAAGCGGCAAAGACACAAGGCTTGATGACGGAACAATCAATATTGATTCGTTAGACGCATTTGAATACGCAATTGAACGTTACGAACGGGAATTGTTTAAATTTTAGAAAGGAAAATTTATGAACATTAAAAACTGGTTTAAAAAAGGTAAAACCGCTCTTGACCTGACCACCCCCGAAGTGCTTGATATTGAACGCTGGAAGCATATTTACGCGGGCGGCGGCGAATGGCGGTATACACGGAAAGGCGGAATTGAAGGCGGTTTACGGCGTGTGAATTCTCTCGGCACAGCTAAAGCACTTTGTACCGAGCTTTCCGCGCTGTGTTTTTCAGAACAGGCGGATTTCGGGTTTGCTTCAAAAGAAGCCGGAAAATTTATCAATAGCGTTTTGAATGAAAACAGCTTTTGGCGTTGTTTCCCGCTGTTTTTGGAAAAGATGTTTGCGCTCGGCTCAGGCGTGATTAAAGTTTACTGCGAAAATAATAATATCCGTTTAAATTATATAGGCGGCGATAAATTTATTCCGCTCCAGTACGATGAAAAAGGCGTGTACGGAGGCGTGATTATTTCCTGTCTTGAACGGGACGGCAGTTGTTATAAGCTTCACGAAAAGCATGAAAAAAACGGTCAGGATTACATCATTACAAATACGCTTTATGACAACAGCGGCAAAGAAATTCCGCTGAAAGAAATTTTCCCTTCTTTACAAGCAGAAACACGTGTAAAAAACTTAACAAAACCGCTGTTTGTTTATTTTCGCCCCGCGTCTGTCAATAACATTTCGGATTCACCGCTCGGCATGTCAGTTTTAGCGAACGCTTCCGATATTTTAAAAAGCCTTGATATTGTTTTTGACAGCCTTGAACGCGAATTTATTCTTGGCAAAAAGCGAATCATCGTCCCTGTTTCGGCAATCAAAGGCGAATACGGCGACGACGGGAAACTTCACAAATTTTTTGATACCGGCGATGAGGTTTATCAGGCGTTCTCCGCAAATGACAAAGAGGAGTTAAAAATCGTTGATAATTCATCAGAGCTTAGGGTACGCGAACATATCGACGCTATCGAAAGTCTGCTTGACCTGCTTTGTATGCAGACGGGCTTATCGCCGGGTACATTATCTTATAAAACCGGCGGTATGCGTACGGCGACCGAAGTCATCAGTCAGGGCACACGCACTTACAGAACCAAAACCGCGCATCAGCAGCTGATTCGTGAAGGGTTAGCTGATTTACTTTTTAATATCGCAACGCTCGGTAAAATCACAAACGCACTGCCAATTGCACTCGATGCGGATGAATGTAGGGCAAATGTAGTGTTTGCGGACAGTGTTATGCAGGATAACAGTGCGCGAATCGACAACGCGGTAAAACTTTACAAAGCGGGAATCATAGACAAAAACCGTGCGTTAATGGAGGTTTACGGCTTGGCGGCGGACGAGCTTGATGTAATTGATACGCCGAAAGGAGGTGATGGACAATGAACAATGAACAATGTACAACGAACAATGAAAAAATAAACTTTACGCAGCAAGGTGCGCCGGACGATGAGCAAGTTGACAGTGAGCAGAATGTTTTTGAAGAAGCGGAAGAAACGGATGCGGGCGAACTGACAGCGGAAATCTTATCGCTCAAGGCGCGTATTGACATGCTGGTAAGGGATAACGCAGAGCTTATTACGGATAATCTTACGCTTCGCGCTAAGACAGAAGCATTGCTTGAAGCGCGGGCGGCATTACCGGAATTTTCCGTGAAAACAGAAGTCAATCCCGATAAATACGCAGGGATTCGGGAAACATTCAAAAACAAAAGACGGTAATTTAAAATTAAATTTGAAAGGAAATAATTTATTATGGCAATTAATACAATCGAATACGGAGCAGTATTCCAGAAAGAGCTTGACAAGCAGATTTTAGAGGGCGCGACTTCCGGCTGGATGGAGGAAAACGCAGGACAGGTCATTTACAACGGCGGCAAGGAAATTAAACTTCCCTTAGTTTCCACGCAAGGGCTCGCGGATTATGACCGTGATACCGGCTATTCAACAGGCGCGGTAACTTTTACTTATGAAACCTACAGAATGGAACAGGACAGAGGCAGGCGTTTCAGGCTTGATGCGATTGATGTAGACGAAACCGCGTTCGCGCTTTCCGCCGCGAATGTCGCTGAAGAATTTCAGAGAACCCGCGTAATCCCGGAAATTGACGCTTACCGGTATGCGAAACTTGCGTCGTTTGCAAAAATCAAGAGCGAGTATACCCCGGACGCTGACGATATTCTTTCGGAATTAACGGCGGATTTAGGTAAGATTACGGACATCACCGGCGGCGAAGGAGAAATGGTCGTCATTATTTCCAGACCGGTTTACGACACCTTGCTTTCTTCCCCTGAAATCTTGAAAACAATTGAAGTCGGGAATTTCAAACAGGGCGAAGTTGACTTTGAAGTGAAGTTCCTGAACGGTGCTTGTTTGATTCCCGTGCCGAGCGCGAGAATGAAAACCGCGTATAACTTCAACAGCAGTGATGAAGGAGGCTTCACCCCCGCGGCAAACGCTAAGGACATTAACTGGCTCATCTGCCCGAAAAACGCGCCGATTGCGGTTTCCAAAACCGACAATGTAAAAATAATCGCGCCGGAGAACAACCAGTTCGCCGACGCGTGGGACATTGACTACAGAAAATACCACGATTTATTCCTGCCGAAAAACAAGCAGAATGTTGTCGCGGTAAGCACAAGATAAATCTGATAACGTGAGAGAGCCGGGGGTATGCCTTTTCAGCGCACTGACGCAGTAATGCCAGCCCGCCGAAAAAGTTGATTAAATATAACTTCCTCGTTCACAAGTTTACAAATTTACAATCGAGAATATTAAATTTTTACAATTGCGTGCGCGGGCGTGCATTACTGCGTCAGTGCGCTGAAAAGGCATACCCTCGGCTTTACACTACTTCTGACAGAAAGGAATAAACCATGATAGTTGATGTTAATGAATATAAAGATTCCGGGTTTCAGGAAAGCGAAAAACCCGGGGAACTTGAAAAGGCTTTAGCGCGTGCGGAAAGGCTTATCAATCTTGTCACGGCGGGTAAATGCGGCGAATTCGATACACTGCACAAGGAAGCGCAGAAGCAATTGAAATTTGCAGTCTGCGCGCAAGCTGAAAAGTATATCGTTACGGGGTTCAGCGATGATGAAAACACAATAGACTGTAAAGTAAAAATCGGTGATTTTTCCTACGAAAGCAAAAATAACGGCGTAATCAACAGTCTTTCCCCTGCCGCTTTATCAACGCTTAAGCTCAGCGGTCTGCTTTATGCGGGAACGGAGGTAAAATGATTATTTCCGGTTTTTCAATGCTTTCAGTTCCTATCCCGAAAGCATTGCTTCCGCATACCGTTACGCTCAGAATCCCGAAAAGCGAAGGTATATTTTCAGACGGTGATTATGATGAAATAATTCTTTATCATGTGCGCGTTGATTTAAATGAAAAATTTAAACAAAGCAAAACAGGCGAAACACGCACGCACGGCGCGGTAATGTATTATGACTGCGCCAATTCAAGCCGCTCCGATAAAGAAATAAAATTTGAAAAGCTTTCAAGCGGCTGTTTTATTAATTTTTACGGCGATACATACAGAATCGCGGCGGTGAAAAGCGTTGCGGCTGTTAATAAAGTTCATCATTACCGGTTTGAATTAACATAGGAGGGGGTACTGTGAATGTTTTAGCAGAAATAACAAAGCTCGGTATCAGTCTTGCTTATTCCGCCGCTGAAGCACAGCTTGCGCTTTCAAAAACCGCGCTTGAGGATTGCAATAAATTCTGTAAATTTGATACCGGGGAATTGCGTAATTCCAGTTATAAAGCAAGCAATCTTATAACGGGGAAATTGGTTTGGGATACAAAGTATGCAAGGGCTGCTTATTTTTTAGGGGAGGCTGATTTGTCTAAAAACCCCTTAGCCTCACGCTTATGGGCACATAAAGCGGCAGCTTTATATGCCGGTAAATGGCAAGCCCAAACTAAACTTCGCTTTATAATGTCAATGGCAAAATTAAAAAGTGTTTAAAACCGGAATTTTTGCATTGTTTTTGCAAAACCGCATAAATTCCTGAGAGGAATGGTTATTAAAATGATAATTGAAACGCAGATTTTAAGCGCAGTAATTGAATATTTAAATGAGCAATGTGATTTATTCACACCAGTTCTGACAGGCGGATTGTCTGTCAGAACTGGTATAAATGCGGAAATTGTACCCGGTTACGCAAAATCTGATTACCTGAACGGTAATGTTTTTCAACGGTTGCCGATTCTTGTTTTAATCAAGCATGAAAAGCACCGAACAGCCATGGAAACGGCTTTCACGCTTTCCGATACAGTACGGAATATTACACGCGGAAAAGTAAAGATTCATAAGTCCGTTTCCGGAATAAGCATGGGTTCAGCTCCCGAATTTGTACAAAAAAACGGCACCGATTATATCTATAGTTTTATTTTTAATATAGATTACCTGCAATAAATTAAAAACGAAAGGAAATATAAAAAATGTTAGAACTTAACAATCAAATTACAGCAGAACTTAACACAGCTCCGAGCAGTGATATACCTGATTGGAAAAGCCTCGGCAACGCTTTTAAAAGCATCACGCAGTCACTCGGCGAAAATGTGTATACGGCAAGCTACTTGTCGGATAACGGCTTTTCATCAAGCGAAGTAACCGGACTTAACTTTACAGTTACGTTCAGAGGGGATTATATAAATGACGACCCTATCATTCAGTATATCTTCTCCAAAAATGTGCTTTACGGTGTGGGTGACGCAAGAAAAACCAAACTGCGTATTACAAAAGGTGACAAAGCAATCATCTGGAATGTTACGATGACTAAGATTCAGGAAACCGGCGGCGATGCAAACGAACCCAACGGTGTTACCTTAGAGCTTAAAGGCGCGGGAAAACCGGAAGTTGCAGTTGTATGATTCAAAAAACATTCCGGTTCAAAATGAATGAACAAAACAGTAAAGCTCCTCCGTTTTTACTGCATGTAAAAATAAGCGGGGAAGAAGCAAAAGAATCGCTAAGTGAACTTTACGGTAAATTGACTGAAACAGAAAATTTCAATCAATGCGCGGACATCGGCTTATCTGTAATCAAATTGTTTCTGAAGCTTTTCGGGGAAGATAACACCGAAAAGCTTCTTCTTTTCTGTGAAAAAAATCCGCAGAAAGCAATGCGGAAAATGAAACGGTTTATTCGGTGTGTCCTTTTTCCGCTGTCTGTTAAACAGCAGAAGTACGAAAATAAACAAGCGGTAAATGCGTCATTATCCTGTAATCTGCTTAATTTCCCGCGCAGTCCGGTGATTACTTTTAAAAATAAGCAATACCGTGTAAATACGCAATTTAGGGATGTTTTTAAATCAATGCAAATAATAAAAAACACCGGAATATCTGAAAAAACCCGATTGAATATTGCGTTAAAACTTTTAATTAAAAATGTAAAGTTCGGATTTAAATTTACATTAAATCACAGTGAAAAAATTACGTTGCTGAATAAAGCTTTTGATGTGTTTCATTCTTCAGAAAGTAATGTTAATGCGCTTCCGGAAAACGCAAACGCAAAAAAAATCCTGTCACTTGAAAAAGATATTGCGTTAATTTACAGTGCTTTTTTACAGAGCTTTCACATTGATTTGTATAAAAACGAACTTGACTGGCGCGAATTTATTGCACTGCTTTCCTGTATTCCGGAAAACACGGTATTATTTCATGTTATAAAAGCAAGAAAAGAAAACGGACACGAAAACACTTATGATTATAAAAACGGGCTTGAACAGTTATTCAGCAAGCTTGAAAAGGAGGAATCAACCAATGGCTGACGGCAGCATTGTATATGAAGTGCGGGTTGACAGCGGTAATATAGATTCTGATTTATCGCGGGTCGGCGCATTACTTGACAAAGGAACGAAGGAAATAAACCGTCTTGCCGCAAACACCGCGCAAACCTTCGGAAAAATGCTGGGAGAAGTTTTCGGGAACAGCGCGGCGCAGGCGGAAAACACGGTGTCGCGTTTAAGCGCGGGATTCGACAGATTGAAAAACGCGGCAGCACCGCTTTTAAACGCGCTTATTCCGGTAACAGGTGAATTATTGAACATTTCAAAAATTAACATTCCTGTATTAGGCGACGCAGTCGGAAAATTGTCATCCGGAGTTGCGGCGGCTGCCGGCGGGGCACAGGGAACATCTTCGTCTTCGTTATCGCGCGTAACCGCTGTCCCCTCATTTGCAACAGGGGCAAGCTATATCCCTTATGACGATTTCCCCGCGCTTTTGCATAAAGGGGAGGCTGTTTTAACCGCAAGCGAAAACACCGCTTTAAAAGCGGCGGGAGGCGTCGGCGCACTCTCGGGAACTTCGTCCGAAACTGTACAAAACAGCTCCGGTTTAAATTCGCAGACAGGAGGAGAATTCGGCGGGCGTCCGCTTGAGGTAACGCTTAAAATCGGCGATTATGAATTCACGCAAATTATCGCGGATACCATGAACAGCCTATACAGACAGTGGGGAACGAAACCGCTGAAGTAGAATTCCGCATGAAAGGAGACAAGTTTGAAAGATAAATCTTTCAACCCGGAATTTGTTCCTTTTACGGTCAAACAACGACCGTAATTTGGCTACGCCAAACCGGAAAAATTCCAGAAAGGAATGGTCATAAAAATGGACCTGTATTTTAATGATTATAAGCTTCCGAATGTGATTTCCTGTCAGACGCAAAGAATCACACGCAACACCAGAACCGAATACAACGCGGACGGCGATATGCTGATTGACCTCGTCAGCAGGAAATATAATCTTGTGATTCATTTGGGAGGGCTTTCATCTGCCGAAACGCAGAATCTTTTTAAAATAACAGATAAGATTTTTTTTAAAGTAAGCTTTGAAAGCCCGGTTTCCGGAAGCATAACCGCTGATTTTCATATGCGAGAGCAAACGGCGGAAACCAACTTCGTACACGAGGGTGTTACTTATTATAAAACACTGAAGCTTGTTTTGGAGGAGCGGTAATATGATTGAAGTTTCAAACAGCTTTAAAGAAAAATCGCTCAGTCCGGGGCGGACGGTAAGATGTGTAATTGAAGTTGATGATTTTTTGTACACGGACAAAGAAATTATATCGTTTGAATTTAATGATGTGGTGCATCCGGATGATATGAGCTTCGGCACAGCCTGCGCCAACCGTTTCCATTTTGAATTATGGAGCAGAAAGAATATTCCGCTGTCGGCTGTGATTAAACCCTTTGTGTTTTTTGAAGACGATTCGGGTACGGAAGAAAGCTGTCCGCTCGGTGAGTTTTACATAGCGCGCAGGTACAGGAAAAGAGAACGGTACAGCATTACTTGTTATGACAAGATGTACCGCTTAGACCCGAGATATAACCCTAACGGTTTATACTGTAAAGGACGGTTTTTATTACCGGGAATAACAGACAGGGCAAAAGCCGCCTGTTACGTTATATACATAGCCTTTGCAGATAATCCTCAATACAGAAAGGAGTTGAGGAAATAATGAAAACTAAAAGTACAGCAAACGCCGAGCCGTTCAAGTTCTCGAAGAAAATCGGTTCAACCGTGTATAATGTAACCGCTAATTTCAGTCAAACGAGCAAGGAAACGATTGAGGACAAAATGCTGAGATTGATTGAAAATGAAGCAAGGAAATCCGCATAACCTTGTCGGAAAGAAGGTGAAAGTATGACTATTGAAAAATTAAGAATCGCATACGAGCGATTAAGCCGTGACGATGAGCAACAGGGCGAGAGTAATTCTATTACAAATCAAAAAGCCTTGTTGGAGGAATACGCTAAAAAACACGGCTACACCAATCTGACACATCTGACGGACGATGGTTGGTCGGGTACACGTTGGGACAGACCGGGGATAGTTAAGCTCATTGAGGAAGTTGAGCGGGGAAATGTCGAGGTTTTGCTCGTCAAAGACATGAGCAGACTCGGACGCGACCACTTGCGTGTCGGGCTTATGTTGGAGCAGTTTCGTGAACAGGGTGTAAGATTTATTGCTATTAATGATAACGTTGATACAGAGCGTGGAATTGACGATTTTACACCGTTCAGAAACATTATAAATGAATTTGTAGCCCGTGATACGAGCCGCAAAATCCGTGCTATCAATGAATCCCGAACCAAAAACGGAAAACACGTTACGGGGGCTATTCCCTACGGCTATATCCACGACCCCGAAGACAGGCAAAATTGGTTGTTGGACGAGGAAGCCGCACCAGTCGTTCAACGTATATTCCGAAGTGTTATTGAGGGTAAAGGTGTTCAGATTATCGCAAACGAATTGAGTGCAGATAAGGTTTTAATACCCGCCGCACATTGGGATAAAATCAGTGCGGGTATGCCTTTCAAGCCGTATTCAGACCCTTACAAATGGGCAGGGACAACAATTACACATATTCTTAAAAAAGAGGAGTATATGGGGTGGACGGTTTTGAATAAAACCATCAAGGAAACCTACAAATCCAAACGAAAGCAAAACGACCCCGAAAATCGGTTAATCTTTAAAGAAACACACCCGCAAATCATAGATGAGGAAATGTGGACTGTGGTTCAGCGATTGCGGGAAACAAAACGTAAACCGCAACAAAGATTAGGCGGTGAACCTAACCCGCTGACAGGCGTTCTTTATTGTTCGGAGTGTGGACATAAACTCTATAATAAATTGGGTAAAGTTGGCGGCAGAACCAAGAAGCCGCATAACGAATATGTCTGTTCAAGTTATCGTCATTCTACCCGCAGTTGCACCATGCACTATATCCGCACCGAGGTTATGGAAGATTTAATCCTCACTGCCATTAAGCGTGTAAGTAAATATGTCAAAAACAACGAAGTAAAATTTGTTGAGCGTGTTCGGGAAACATCTAAGCTACAACATGAATCGGCTGTTAAGGAAAACCGTAAAAAGTTGAATCAATCTATACGTCGTTGTGATGAAATAGGGTTGTTAATCAAGAAGCTGTATGAAAATTATGCTCTTGAAAAAATCCCCGAAAAGACGTTTACGGAACTGTTATCGGGATATACCGCAGAGCAGTCTGACCTTGAAAGTAAAATCACAGAGTTACAGACTTCAATTGACACTTATAACACCGACAGCGTAAGGGCAGATAAGTTTATCGAACTTGTTAAACGGCACACCGAGTTTAAGAAGTTTTCCGCAACGCTTCTGAACGAATTTATCGAGAAAGTAATCGTCTATGAAGCGGTTAAAATCGACGGCAGACGTTCACAAGAAATTGAAATCTTCTTTGCATTTATCGGTAAATTTGATGTGCCGTTGACTAAAAAAGAAATCGCAGAACTCGAAAAGTTTGAACCCGCACCCGTGAAGAAGTACGCAAAGAAACCTCGTAGCGAGTATACAGCGGAACAGCTTGAACGAGAGCGGGAGCGTGACCGTGTACGTCATGCAAAGAAACGAGCTGAGAAAATCGCCGCAGAGCAAGCAGTAAGAGCGGAAATACTTCAAGGCACGTCTTTTGAAACAGCGGTATAACTATCAGTTATTATACACTTAAAAATCTAATCTGTCAAGTGCAAAATCTCTGAGGAAATTTTGCAAATAAAAATAATTTTTGGAGGATTTTAAAATGACACACGAACAATTATCAATCATGGAACTGGACTATACGACCGTTGGTTATTACGGTATGAAGTGGGTTGAATTTATGGAGAATCACTACCCGAAACTGTACCGCCAGTTAGAGAAGAAACAAAAACTGTATGCGATTGCTCTTTCGGTTAATAAGTCGGCGCGTGAGTATAAGGATTTACTTGACCGCCAGTATGAGCAACTGCACCCCAGACCGTATGAATGGGAGGACGTATCGGAACACAGGAGTTGGAAGTTTACGAGGGATTTCTATACTGACCACGAGGTTATGGTGGATAAAGTTTTGGTTAAGCGTATAGAACCGTAAATAATTTAAGTTAGGAAACGTCGATTGAAAACAATCGGCGTTTTTTATATACATTTTTTTAGAAAGGAATTATCACTTATGAAACAATCAATTGACCGTGAACCCTTTGTCCCAAGCGAAAAAACGCTTGAAAAACTTCGCCGTGCTTTGCGTGGCGATTATGACACTGTTGAAACCCCAACGACAGATACAACTGCTCCGTTAGAAAATCAAACCAAAGAAAGGAAAGACCAATAATGAAAAAAGCAACCACCACCGAAAAACGGCTATCCATTGAGGAACAAATAAAACAGCTTGAACAACAGCGTAAAGCACTAATCCAGAAAGAACGAGTAGAGCGTACTGAGGAATCACGCAGACGGCAATTACTCCGTGGAGGATTACTTGAAAAGCTACTTCCAAACCTCGTCACTCTATCCGATGAGGACTTCGAGAAATTTATCAAGTCTTTGCAGTCCGAGCCTGTACTCGCCAAACCTAAACCGTCGATTCCCTCTAATCCTGTGAGTGATATTGTTTTAGAAAGCGAGGTCACTAATGACGAAAAATAAACCTAACACAGAATTATTTCTGCAACAAGAATTGTTCAATTCGCTCATTACTGCTTTAGATTATTTCATAGCTTCCGAAAATGAAATCGGCGAAACAGTTTCCAGCAAACAAGCTACTCGCCTGAAAACAAAAATCCTCACCCACGCTCGTGCTTTTGATTATGAGGGTGATGCTAACGCTTCGATTTATTTCTACGGTGTTGAGCCTGCTGTAATGCTTAAACTGCTCACGATTTATATTAACCGTGGCGAGGAATTACCGCTAAAAGATTATTACTTGGAATTGAAAAAACGCAGAAGTAAAAAGGCGTAGTAATCATTAGTGGGGTTCGGGGCTTTTAGCCCCGACGTTTCGGAGAAACGCAAGTGGGTTTTAGGGTGTCCCTAACCCAATAAGCCTTGCGGAGCAAGGCGGTTTGACTTGATGAAGCCCTTTGGGCTTCGTCAAGTCAGATATTGGGTAAACACTATCTAAAAAGACAAACACAGTAAAAATCAAGAAAGGAAGCGCATTTATGAGCAAGTTAAGTTGCAGTTTCACGCTTGGTAAAATGAGCAGTGGTAATGCGAATATTGAACATAATAATCGGGAATTTATTTCAAGCAATGTTGACCCTGCTCGTGTAGCGGACAACATCGTTTATGTTCGAGAAGATGTGCGTGATGTTTATGATGAATTATTCGGGGAAGCGTTGGAGCAGTATAACGCAAAACAGAAACGCAATGACCGTAAAATACATGACTATTATGAGCATATTTTACAGGGAAATCGGGAAGAAGCCTACTACGAGATTATAGTCCAGTTTGGCGATTCCGATACGGCGAAAAACGGAACATCAGACGGCAGATTTGCTGTTGAATTATTAGACGAATATGCGAAATCGTTTCAACAGCGTAATCCAAATTTACGGGTCATAAACCAAATAATGCACAACGATGAGAGTTCGCCGCATCTGCATATAAATTTTGTGCCGTTCTATAATGAGCAGAAGAAAATCGGAATGTCAAAAGGAGTGTCTATGAAAGCCGCATTAATTGAACAGGGATATATCCCGCAAGGTATGAAGCAAAATCAACTTGTTATGTGGGAACAATCAGAAATGGCTGTTATGGAAGATATTCTGAATAGCCGAGGGATTGAGCGTGATGTTAAAAAAGCAAAACATATGCACCAGTCTGTTCCAGATTACAAGGCTTCGCAGGATTGGAAGAAACTGCCCAAACGGAAAAAGAATATGTCAACTTTGGAAGTGTATCACGAGAGTTTACAGCAATCACAAGCAGAAAATTCTTTGCTTAAAGTCGAGAATGAAAAGTTGATTGAAAAACAAAATTCGCCGTGGAAGTCTTTTTATTTCAGCAACCCCGACAAGCACATTTATGTTCAGAATCGGCTTGCAGAGTTGGGCATACCTTATCGAGAGAATGAGCAAGGTTTTGAAGCCCAACAGTGCCACGTTGAACGTATTCGTCAGATTGAAAAGCAGTATAAGTCAACGCCTACTTCTCATCGGGATATTCTGCGTGATACGCTTGACAAAATCACTATGCAGGTGAAAAGCTATGGCGAGATTTTCACCGCTCTGAAAAAACACGGTTATTCAGTCAAATGTGGAAAATATATGGCTGTCCGCCCAATAGACAGCGATAGATTTATTCGTATAAAATCGCTCGGAGAAATGTACAGCGAAAATGCACTTCGCAATCGAATTGATAACCGCAATTCTTATGAGGACATTATTAATCATAAAATGTCTGCGATTGAGAATAAACAGTCAATAGAATTCCGCTATCAAGCTACCGTAAATCAATATATTCTCACATTCCGTGCGGGTCGGTTGCCTATGAAGAAAGTACGCCAAAGTCAGCCGTTTTCGTGGATTAACGATGCCGAGTTAGACCGCCTTGCAAGTCTGAATAAAAAATTGAATGACGGAATTTCATTAACTTCACTTCGGAGAGATTTTGGGCAGTCTGAGAAGAAAATTGCCGACATAGAAAGCCGTCTAACGCCTTGGCAAAAAGACTTGAAATTGTTTAGCGATTTGCAAATTTCGTCTGGTTTGATTTTCGAGAAAAACGAGCGTAACCCTGCGGCGAGAAAGTTCTTGGCAGATAACGGCATCACCGCTGAAAATTATAAAAGACTTTCAACGGATATTAAGGAAATCAAAAGTGTGATTTACGATTTAGAGCAGTCGCTCACAGTAGAGCGGAATGCTCTCGATGAAACTGTTGAAACTCTGTCCGCATTAGAAAAAATCGCTAATATGACTTACGTGGATTCCCTCGTGCAAGCTGAGCTTAACAACCGAAGCTCCGAGTTTACTAATGGGGTAAAGTCTTCCGAGATGAGCCTTGCCGAGTCGTTGCGAGTTGATTCGATTGCTGAGAGGACGGCAGAGGTTATTGAGGGTCAACAACAGCGGAGTTACTGCAAGTTATAGGGGGTATTTTTATTTTCAGCTTTGGCAATATTTTTACTTTTTTAAGGAGGATTTCAGTTTATAAACATAGTTCAAGTTTATCCTTTTCGTATTGCATAATATGTTGAGATAGTTTATCTTTATTTTCTATAATAAACTGTAACACATCATCTTCAGAAATTTCGTCTGGAATTAAAGGAGCTATTTTACGTACGGTTTCACTTGGAACACCGAATTCAATTAAAATAGAAAGATTGCTTTGAATAAAATCGCTTTCAAGTTGTTGAACAAAGTAACTGTATGAACCGGATTTTTTATTTCGCTTTTCACAAACATATCGTTGTAAGGAATCCACTATTCTAAAAGCCTTTGGAACTGTAAATTGAAACCAATGCCGATATATATGAAACGCAGTTTCAACAGCTTTATCGTAGTGTTCAAATTTTTTCTGCTCTGTTTTATTTTTTAACCTATTGAACGAATACTCGAAAATATTCTTAATTATCGGTTTTAATGATTTTTTTGTTCTATAAATGTTCAAATAAACCGCAAGTTGTTTTACCGAAAGAACACCATGACTTTCATCAAAATTAAAGTGATTATTTTCACACATTTCTAACACATAATGTATTTGTTCAGATGTCGGCAATTGATTCCATGCAATAAGATTATAGGAATTATCAATATCTTTGTTTAATTTATTGTATATTCTTATTTGTCCATCAATCTTCGTTCCATTTAATTTGAAGATTTCAAGAAGAGTTGAATCAATTGAATTGATTTTTTCGTATCTTTGTCGAACCTGTGGTTGAACATCTTTGTCTTGAATATTTACTAAAATTTCCGAAGTTAATACATCTTTATCTTGTTCGTGAAATGGTACGTCAACAATAATAGCTGTTTCCTTTGGTATTGGAGTGAAACAATATACATTCCCAAGATAATGTTCCATGAGTCGCCCAGAACGTCCTTTAATATTGCTATAATCAAAAAAATCTATTTCCTTAGAACCTTTTTTACCGTCAAATATAATGACGTTTTTGGCATTTGTATTGACACCCTCAATTATAGTAGAGGTGCAGAAAATACAACGAATTTTTCCACGGTTGAAATAATTAATTATAGAGGTTCCTAAATGTTTTGGGAGCGAACCGTCATGTACTGCAATACCGTGTGCCAATGCCTTATTCACACTCCAGTGAGGAATGTTAACCTCAAGCCATTCAATAATTGGTAGATTATTATTCACAGAACCATTTTTGATTTCTAAATGTTTCAAATATTTGCGCATCAAAGAACGCGTTCTTGCAGGCGAAGAGCAATAAACCAGCGTTTGCTGTTCTATTTGTGCATCGAGCAAATTAAACAAATATTTTTCCTTGTCTTTTTCTTCCACCAGTACCGATGTCACGTTGCAATCAACTAATGAATAATCAGTTTTGAAAAAGTGAGCGTTATACTTCATGGCAAATCCATCAGTAACACCATCAATATTGGGACCTAACAAATAGAATTTTGGCTCAAATGTATTATGAATTTTCAAAAAAGCATTGTTCAAGATGTCTGAGCGGTCATCGTGTCGTCTTAAACTCATTTTATAGAATTCATCTATTATTAGCAAAGAAATTTTCGGAAAACCAATATATTCCATTACCCGTTCTGCGGTTAGTAAAAAGAGATTCCCTTTATTTATATCAGGTTCTTGTGATGTTCTAACTATGATTTTATAAAGGTCGTTATATTTTTTCAATTTCAAACGGGTTTCATCTAAAAGAGCGAGTGTTGGTTGAATAATTACGATGTTTTGATGTTTTTGCGAAGCGACCAACTCTTTAATTAAAAGACTTTTTCCAAAGCTCGTTGGAGCACTTGCGATTATATTTTTATCAGAGTGTAAATAATTTGATAATTCTTTTTGTTTTGTATGCATATAAACATCTGGTAAGTATTCAGAAAGAAAACTTTTTTGCCGTATTTTATCAGCCAACGAATCAACACTAATAGTATCGGAATTCTTTTCAAGATATGGATAAAAACCTACCGCCTCAATAATATCGCCCCATATCGGGCGAGTAGTTTCGGGAATTTCGCCCCACCTATCAAGAACTCGAATAGCAACGCTACGCGCCAACAAACGGTCGTTATCGCTGCCAGTTAATAAATTACCACAATCAGCGGCAAAGTTAAAACTGATGTCATGTGTGAAGTAGTCTACAGCCTCAATTCTCTTAATAATATTCTGCATTTATTAACCTCAAATGTTTTGCATATGCCACAATTTTTGGTGTAGCATTTTCACGAGTTTATCTTTATCTTGTATTGGAAACAGTAGTAGAACAATATTTAAGCGTGGGTTACAGGGGTGAGTATTTTCAGTGTCAAAATATGTTTTTAACTCTCTTATATTTGTTTCGTGATAGGTGAACGCCTCATCTGTATCTAAATCAGAATAACAATCGTAAATGTCATGTTCATATGTGCATAACAACGGAATATTTATCATTTTAAACTGGTCGATTAGCTTTGATGTGCTATTAAGCGTTTCAATCCATTCATTACGCTGTGGAATAGAATTACATTCGAGGTTTTTCTTGATAATGGTAATCTGTTCATTTAGATAATCCTTGACAAAATGATTTTTAACATCATCAACAAGTGCTTTAATGCCTTTTTTACCATTTTTATAAAACTTACTTTCGCCTAACCAAAGAATTTTGTCGATGGGTGAAATGTGTACTGAATCAAAACCATGCGCAGGAACTCCAACCGAATCCTTAAAATAGGCTTTGGAAACAAGTGGTATTGTTCCGTGAAAATCTCGCAACATCATATGCAAAATCAACTCTCCGAATTCGCCTCTCTTATTCACTGGGAGTTGCTCAAGTTCATGACGTGCAGAACTGTCATTGTCGATATAAGCTTTCTTCATAAGTTCGTATTCTTTTATCTTATAGATGCTTTTAGCCGCCTCCTTTAGCCTTTCTACGGCATTTGTCATCGAAATGGGGGAACTGCAATACTCAGCAAATACATATTCGGGAACAGTCTTAATTATAGCTTCAACCAACTCTGGAAACCTAAATATTGTGTTGTTATTCTCATCTATGTCAGAATCCACGAGAAAAGATTGCAAATCATCTTCGGAAATACGTGTCAGAATTACATTTTTAGTATCAAATGTTCTCGTTTTTTCTAAAGTCGCATTCATAATTCACCTATAACTTCTCTCTCATACCACGTTGGCACACTCTCATTAGACCTATACGCCCCCTCGAACAGCGAATATAACCTTTCATAACCGATTTTCCGCTCTAATATAGTCCGTAATTCCGCAGTAGCAAGCGGTAAAATCTTCAACCCGTCAACACAATTCTCATACTGGTCACTGTAATATTGATAGGTCTTTCGGTTACGAAAGTCGCTTATAACATTACGATGTAAAAACGTGGATATAAACACGCAATAAGCGTTCTCGTCACCTGTTTTCAATTTATAATCACCTAAGTGTCGGCTTACAGGCTCCATCTCCGCTCTGCGTTGATTTGAGTTATCAAGCAGAGTTGCTTCTAATAATAAACAATGTGCCGGATAACTCTCGGTTTCTTCATATAAATACTCAATATCGGCATTACCGCCGCTTGCGTGGGTTCGTGGGAGTAAATCCGCTTCAAGTGAGAGATTCATATAGCTTAACAAATCGCCCTTGCGGTCACTGATGATATACCACGCAATACCGAGAACATATTCAAAAATAGTCGGAATATCGGCGTTATTGGTTACAGCTTGGCGAATAGCGTTATCGTCGCGGTTTTCAAATTTACTGAACAAATCAATCAAGGATTCACGAGTAAAACGCTCATCAATTAAAGCGTTTAATCTCTTATATCGCTCATCATTAATGACGTTCTTAGCTTCATCTGCGGTTTTAACTGTTATGCCGTAAAGTTTTTTAAGATTAGCATACAGTTTTCCCTCATTTATTGCAAGGAACGGAGCGATTTCAGATAATCTCACCTCTTCCGAAAGCTTGTCCGAAACTGAAAAAGCAATGCTCGGTAGTTCATCAATCGTAGAATGTAGCCAACAATGCGGAACAACGTCAAAAATCACCTTACCGTCGGCGAAAATCATAGTATCGGTTGTCTTAAAATAGCGTGTGTTCAAGTCAGCATAATCGCTCAAAGTAGCTCGTGCCTTAAATAAATGCATCTGCTCAAAGAAAAGTTGCTTGAAATCGTTTTCGGAAACAGCTTTAAGTAACGGGACATCGTTCAAAACCGCCAATCCGTCGCTTTCTATCTTCTTGCGCGATGCAGAGTTAAACAGATATTGCCGCCATAGTGTTGCGGGTTTACCATTCAACTTTTTACTCAACTCGTAAAGTGGTAAAACGCTACCGCCGTCTTTATCGAAAACAATTTTATAAAGCAGTTTATAAAAAGCGTAATACGGCTTATCATAAGTTCTGCTTTTACGATTCATACCGACAGCGGTTATAACATCTTCCGTTGTTTCGGTTGCGAGAAAATACTTCAAAGCCACCTTGTAATTTTCCATCGCCATTAGTCGAGCAAGTATAATCTCGTCAATACTGCCTTTTCCATTACGCAAGCAGTCAATCGCATCAATAATAAACATTGTGTTTTTATGGGTAGTGCAGAGCGGTATCAAGTATGTAAACTCATCATCGCTCAAATAACCGAGTTTCAATAATGCGTAGGCTGTTATAACAAATGGACGGATAATATTTCCGTCAACATTGTTGCTTGTTTTTAGCAACTGTTTCATATAAATAAAGCTATCAGCCGATATTTGAAGCGGATTATCGCCTTTAAAATCACCAGTTTTGGCTATATTAAGCAACGCTTTTCCCGCATCTGTAAGTCTGCGTTCATTGTCGATTAAACCTATATCAACAAGTCCCGAAGTTACTTGACGTGCATCCTTATCGGGTCGACCTGCATTGCCGACTACAAAGCCAATGTCTTGCATAAAGCGGTAATACTTTTCTTGAAGTGGATTATTAGATTCCCACTTCTCGTTCTTGTTTTCAAGAATAGCCCAAAACTCGTTTAGCAGAACAAGCTGACGTTCTATTTTTACATTGAAATCGACCGTTCTGAAACTTGTAGTTCCGACAGCCCAACAATAGCTTGTAAACGGAAATTGCGCCATATTTCCTCTCCTTAATAATTTATAATCAAGACTTCATCGGTAGAATCCGTCTTATCTTTTGTGTGATAATTCGAGTTTGAATAACTGTAATTTAAATGAATAATGCGATAATTTCTCTGCTCAAGCCAACTCGCTAAAATCGTATTCGTCTTACCCTTGTTACTCAGTACATTTGACAGAGCAAATTTGATATTATTTTCATTCAATCCGTCAAGCAAATTAAGCAAATTTTTCTCGTGACTCTCGTTCCAACCGTTTTTTTCATTATAAGTCGCGCAAGTGATTAAATAAGGAGGGTCACAGTAAACAAGGCTGTTTGGGGTTAAACTCGAAAAATCAAAATTATTAAAATCAATACAAGAAAATGTATAATCGCCATCTTGTAATCTGTCTATATAATCACATAGTTTTGTTCGCATTTTTTCGTTGAAATCCCTCTTACCTACGGGCAGGTTAAACTCACCCTTTGAATTAAAACGAATCTGATTATTAAACGCGAACACAATCAGCACATATAACATTATATAATAACCGTAATCAAAGCCCTTTTTATTAAAATCCTCTCGCAGTTTCATAAAAGGTTTACGATTATATTCTCCGAGCCCTGTTGAACTGTCACAGCTATAATAATCATAACCGTTTTCAATAGATTTGGAAAGACCATATTTCTTAATAACATCATCAATCATACTCAATGCAGTTTCTTTTTCGAGATTATTAAACGCATTAAATAACGAGATTAAATACGAGTTATTGTCGTTAAACATAACCTTCTCGGCATCAATATTTATACCGACATTACACCCGCCGCAGAATAAATCCACAAAAGTGTCAATGTCATCGGGGAAGTGCGGTAAAATTTGTCCGAGTAATTTATATTTTCCTCCCGTATAATTAAGCGGGGATTGAATTAAAGTTTTCGTTTTCATTTGCATATACAAAGGAATAAACGCTCCTCGTGTTCATTAATATCGGATTTACCTGCTGTGAAAGGTTTGTAATCTTGCGTGAAGATTTGAACCTCGCCTTTTGCAGATAAAATCCGAATAATGTCATTGTCGGCTATCTTAGCGTTTGAACGGTCATTGCCCTTTTTAGCCATATTATTATAGGAAAGAATAATGTACCGTGCGTTTATATTTTTGATTAAATCCTCAAATGCCGTTGTTGCTTTTTGAGTGCAATAATCACTCTTTAGGTGAGTTCTATCCATTTTTCGTGCAACACCTTTAACTTCTGGTTTTCCCCAACGGGCTATATTTTCTAAAAGGTGATAAGCATCGCAATACTGTCTTGAATTATACGGAGGGTCTATATAAACTAAATCAGCATAAATTTGCTTGACTAATTCGTTTGTATCTTCATTATAGCAAGTGTTTTGTTGATTGAGGTTCTCGGACGGCAATGGCAAAGAAAGTTCGAGTTGTTTTTCAAACTCAACACCTTGTCGGAACGCATCGTAATGTCCGCAAGTGTTAGCTATTTTATCAGCGGCATACAACAAAGACGTGACGAGCAATGCTCTTTCGCGTTCGTTGACTTCGCCCAAACGAAAACGCTTTTCAATATCTCCACGAATAAAACCAATCCTACGACAATCAGCACGGCTAAAAAAGGTGTCGGCGAAATTCTTGCTCATATAATTATCGCTTTTTACAGATGACGTATTATAAAGAGTAATAAGCTGTTCAATCTTTTTCGTCGAGTATGTTTGCGGGGAGAACCATGCAAGATGACTGATGTAATTACTGTAAAGGTTATCATTGGTGATAACCTGTTTGTCCGTGAACGCCGAAGCTACTGCCCCTGTTCCCGTAAAAATATCTGCGACAGAATTTATATTCTCGCAGTTCTCGGCAACAACCGATGTAATGAACGGTAAGAGTTTATACTTATTACCGAGGTAACGGCGGTTGTTTATATAGGTAGTTTTAAGAGTCGGTTTTGATTCAGAAACGAGCAACATCGGTTTGTACGTAATAGTTCTTTGGGTTATGGGCAATGCGACTCACCTCCGATTTTAATAGTAAACAAAAAGGAATTCATTCCATATATAGTATATTATACCATAGACTTACACAAATGTCAAGGAAATTTTTGTGCAATCCGACAAATTTTTCCTGCCTACAAAATCAGTCCTTGACAAACAAACCCTAAGGGATTGTTCCCTTGCGTTCCCGCCGAAATCCTCTCCGACATCGCCGCGCAATACAGCTTTACAGTGGGATTTACGCCCGAACCGGACACAATCCATTCTATCCCCAGAAACACTACCTGCCGTGAAATTATCGGATACATTGCAGGATTGAACGGCGGAGCGGCAAAGTTTGACCGGAACGGTGTCTTACAGCTTAAAAAATTGCAGTCCTGTGATTTTACCCTTACCCGCGGCGGGTATACGGAATTGTCGTTAAAAGCGGATAAAATGGAAATCCGCGCAGTTGAATTCGTAAACGATGAAAATATTTTTTCGGAAGGAAAAGGGACAAAGCTGACCACTTACCGTCAATTTAATCCTTTGAGTGACGCAAAATCGGTTAAGCGGGTTTTTGATGAGTGGAACGGCTTCTCTTATCACGGGCTGACTGTAAAAATGCAGGGCTTACCGTTTCTTGAATCAGGCGACAGCATTTTAGTGCAGGATGATTTTGACGATACCGTTTACCGCGCACTTATCAGCGATTATACCTTGGAGTATGACGGCGGTTTAAAAGGCACGCTTATTTCCAAATCCAAAAACCCAATTGATGATTATGAAGAGCCGATGACGCAGGAAAGGCTTATGCAAAGCTTATCTGAAAGCTTACGTATCCGGTATCACAATTATGAAAACGACAAAAAAATTACAATTTCCGGAACAAACCAATCAATCTCAATTGCAAGCATAAATTTTGAGCTTGAAGTAAAAGCATTTGCTGTTTTTAATGCTCATTTTACCGTTAAAGCAACCGCAGACTGTATTTTAACACTGCATTATCATATCAATAACGAAAAAACAGGACAAACGCCTCAAATGAGCCTTACCGCTGATAAGCCTTCAGGGATTTGTCTTTACAACTGCTTTGAAAACCAGCGCGCAGGAAAAAATACACTGACAGTTACCGCAAGCGTAAGCGGAGGCAGTGCGGTGATTGAACAGGGGGAGCTGATTGCTTCTGTCAGCGGTCAGTATATGCTCGGCGACGGCAAACAGCAGCTGCCGGAAATCAATGCTTCGGAAAGCTTCGGAACATACGGAATCCGCGCAATGGATTTCTCAGGACAGCCTTTTAAAGAAAGCATATCGTATTTAGCGAACATTTTACCTATTTCCGTCACCCGGTTTTCAGCAGGCGAAGTAATGGGTAAGTATACGGTAAATCAAATGTGCTTTTCTACGCTTATCACAAACCAACCGGACGAACCGGAATAAATAAAACAAGTTTGAAAGATAAATCTTTCAAACAGGAATTTATTCCTTTGCGGTCAAAAAGCGACCGCAATTTGGCTACGCCAAATCGGAAAAATTCCGGAAAGGATGTTTGAAAGTTCAATCTTTCAAACAAGAATGGTTATAATTATGTTAAAAGGAAAATCAACCATAGCACTTTTTGACGCGGTTTCCGGTAGAAAAACAGAGGAATATTCCGATGAAAATATCGTTACCAACGCGTTCAATAATTTTTTTAATTTCGATGAAGAAATCGTTATGAGAGGGATAAATCCTAATTCTGTTTTAGGTCCTTTAACACCGCTTTTCCCCAATTATTTAAAAGGCATTTTATTATGGGATTCGATGATTCCCGAAAACCCCGATATTGTGATTGCTCCCGCAGGGGTGAGGTGTGTCGGGCATGCGGGTACGGCTTATTTCGGAACTAAAAAGACAAGAGGAACTTATAATGAAAATGAGTCTGAAATCTCGAAAACCGGTGCGAAAATGGTTTGGGATTTCCCGACTGATAAGGGAAACGGCATTATAAAAGCAGTTTCCCTTACTTCTATTATAGGCGGAAACGCCGGATGGATGACAGAATTTGAATCGGGGAATTATACTCATGCGCGTTTTTACAAGAATCCTAATTCACCTGCCGCAACAACCCCTACCACTCTTATACCGAACGGCGTTAAAGAAAGCGGCGGTTTTCAGTATGTCGGGGAGCTCAGACGCGGAATCCATACCTATATAAGCGACCGCAGTGACCAAAACCTTACCGTGCTTGAAATGTCATACCCGAAAAATAATGAAATTCATATCTTTATGGAATTAGGGTCGATGACTAAAGAGAATACAATTGAAAATACATTTGAAATTCCGTGGGGTTCAAAGCCCGTAAACATTTCTAACGGCTGGTACATAAGAGATGATAATATTTTAGTTTATACTGAAATTACAGGAAACGCGAATGTAAGGGTCAGGTATGTCAACCTCATTAATAAAACAATTACTTCGGAAAAAACATTCACACTGAGCGAAAATGTGGCAGGGAGCAATCCGTGCGCTTTTTACAACAATCAGTTATATGCTAATTCCACAATAAAAGGCGGACTTAGCAGATTTAACGATAACGGGCAGTTCGCGGATGTTATAATGTCGCCGTTTTCCGGAAATCGTTTCAGCCGAATCGGGGAAAATCTTCTGCTCAGCTCTACGTCACTCAATGCGGGTATAACATCATTCCTGACGGACGGCGTCAATTACTCAGTCATTTCATCGGGAGATATGTCCGGCGCGTTAGTACCTTTAGCAAGCTTCGGACGTCCCGCTTACGGAGCGGTTGACAACATTTCGGGGACAGGCGGCGCAAGTTTAGTGTTCATAACACCTTTTTTAGCAACAATTAACAACCTTGCTGCACAGGTAACAAAAACAAGTCAAAATACCATGAAAGTAACCTATGAGATTTCCATGGAATAAAATGCACGCCCTTACAGATTAATAACAGGGGACACCGTCTGCGGCGTCCCCTGTTTTTTTTATTTTTATTCAAATTTAAACCACTCAAAATTAAAATCACTGCCCGGCAGGAAAATAAAACTTATGCTGCATTTCCCCTCAATTTCACCCGCGTCAAATTCCTGCGTGATGTAATCCTTGCTTTCCGTAAATTCAAGCATGTGTGAGGTTTCATTATTCTTGCCTGAAATTTTCAGCGAAATTGAATTACCTTTCGGAGCAAACCCGCTAATAATCAGCTTTCTTGTTGCTTTTGCACCGAAGTCAAGTTCGTTAAAAATAATAATGACGTTATTGCCGATTTTTTCAATTTTGTTATCTTTTAAACTATAATTATCACCGTAAATTTCATCTTTTTCGTTCGCGTAAACTTCATTGAAAACGCGCTCGTTCACGAATTCAAAACCGCCGAAAACACAGCGTCTGTCAACCTCAAAAGAAACATCATGCTTACCTGTAATTTTTTCACTTAGTTTAAAATCATGCGGTTTGAAATCATAATGCAGGTTATTGCGCGGAAAGCTTACCGTTTCGAGTAAATTTCCGTCAATCAGAACGTCAACCAAAACTTCGTCAAAGTAAGATGTCGTACCAATATAAAGCCGCAGTAAATCAACATTAATGTTACCGAAATCCACGTTTTTGAAACCAATCAGCGTTTTGGTTTTATTCACGCCTGCAACAGAACCGTGTTCGATGATTTTAAGCGGTGCGCGGCTTATGTCATACTGGCTCGCGGAAATAAAGCTGAAAGGATTTTTGATTGCATCGCCGACGCCGGTAATTTCAAAATTGAGTTCACTGATGATTTGCGGGAAATCCCGCCCGTTGTTGCAGGTTGCGCGGATTTTAAACCGCCCGTCGCCGAAAGCTTCAACAATGGCACTGTTGTTATCGCTCTTAATTCTTACAAATTCCGCTTCCGCGCCCGTATCTAATACGCATTTCCATGCAATGTTTTTGTAATCCGCGTTTTCCGGCAGAAGCTTTGCAGTGATTTGCGCTTTCGGGTTTTCTTTGGTTAATACAAGCCTATCTGCTGAAAGCTCGATTTTCCGAAGCGGCATTTCGCCCGTGACGGGTTCGCCGTGCCCTACAAGCCCCGGGGAACGCAAATGAACATCTCTCGGGCTTCCGGTGAAAATTACGGTCATCTGTCCGCCGAATAATCTGCGGTTATCCCCTTTATAACTGTCAAAATCGGTACTGTCGCCGTTGTCTAAGCCTAACAATTTTGTTTCGCCGGATGTGCTGATATAAATCCGGTTGCGCGCATTTTCAACCTGAACGCCGTCCTTATCAACAACATAAATCCTGATAAATTTTGTGCTGTGCTCTAATTCACCCTCTTTAAGCATTTTCGGGCTCATCTCATAATCAAAGCAAATGCCTGTAGCTTCCCCGAAGCTTCTTTTAATATCGCTTGTAACGAATTCGCCGTCTTTATAGGCTTTTACAATGATTTCACCTTTCTCGTAAGGCACTTTCCATTCAAAATGCAGAACTGTACCCTTAGCGTGGTCAATTTTCTGCCTGCCGAGCGATTTTCCGTTCAAGAAAAGCTCCGCTTCTTCTAAATTAGAATAAGCGATTACGTCGATTAACTGCCCTTCATTCCAGTCCCAGTGCGGGAAAAGTTTAATAAAAGGCGCGGCTTTTTTATTCCAGACGGACTTGTAAAACCAAAAAACAGCCTTCGGCAAACCGGCAGTGTCAACCGCGCCGAAGTAGGAGTTTTTCGTCCAGTACGGCGTCGGTTCGCCGATGTAGTCAATGCCCGTCCAGATAAACTGCCCGCCGACAAAAGCCCTGTCCCTGTCCTCAATCCACGCTTTTTCAAACGTACTGCCCCACCCGACAACCGAGTTGCCCAAATCCGAGCATTGTCTATCCTCAAAGGTCAGAATCGGCATTTCGGCAGGGAAACGGTAAACCCCGCGTGAACGCACAGCCGCTACGTTTTCACTGCCGTAAATAAACCAATCCGGGTGTTCCTCATGGTGTAAATCATACATGTTCTCTGCGTAATTATAACCGGCAAGTTTAATTTCATCTGCAGTTTTCTGCGCATTTTCAAACGGCATAAAATTAGACGCAATGGTAACATGAGCGTTTTGCTTAGGGTCGTGCTTTAATACCTCATCGCGCAGAATTATCGCGGTTTCGCGCCCTTGTTCGTCCTTATGCGTATCATAAATTTCATTACCTATGCTCCACATGAACACTGACGGGTGATTCCGGTCGCGCCGCACCCATGACGCTATATCTTTCTTATGCCATTCTGGGAAAAAGCGCGCATAATCGTTTTTATTCTTCGGTAACTCCCATATATCAAAGGCTTCGTTAATCGCTAAAATGCCCAGTTCATCACATAAATCCAAAAACTCACGGGCAGGGGGATTGTGGCTGATACGAATGGCGTTTACGCCCATATCAAGCATAATTTCACACTGACGGCGGGCGGCGTCCTGATTATAAGCCGCGCCGAGTGCGCCTAAATCATGGTGCAGACAAACCCCGTGCAGTTTCATATTCCTGCCGTTCAGGAAAAACCCTTTATCGGGCGTAAATTCAAGCCGCCTGAACCCAACGGGATTAATTTCCGAATCAACAACCTCATTTTTTTGAATCATCTTGGTGACAAGCCTGTAAACATACGGACTTTCGGTGTCCCACAGGTTTATATTTTCTAAAACAGCTTTATTTTCAAAGGTTTGGATAATTTCGCCGTCAGCGTTCATCAGCGTATGCAGGATTGTATCAAACGCACCTTCTGTTTCGGTTTCAACCGAAAGCTCCCATTCTTTGTCTGAAATTTTATTGGTGCTGATGTAAATACCGTCGGTTATAATCCTTGCGTTGTTTTGCACATTCAGCCACACATTACGGAAAATCCCCGCGCCGCTGTACCAGCGGGTATTCGGCGCTTCATGCCGGACGCGCACTGCGATTGTGTTCTGCCCCTCTTTTAAGAAAGCGGAAATATCGAAATGAAACGAAGTATATCCGTAAGCCCAGTCGCCGGCTTTTTCGCCGTTCACGAAGACCGTGCAGTTCATATAAACGCCGTCAAAAATCAATGTCGAGCATTTTTCTGAATCACCGGCAGACATTGAAAAAACCTTTCTGTACCACCCCTCGCCCGTTTCATATAACTTGGAGGTATCGTAAATCAGCCAATCGTGCGGGATTTCAACACTTTTCCACCCCGAATCGCTGAAAGCGTCATTAAGCTCTGCGCCGATTTTGAGGAGTTTAAACGCCCAATTATCGTTAAAAAGTTTCTTCATATATAACCATTCCTCTCCGTATGTTTTATTTTATTATATTTTAACATATCCGCTTTTAAAAATCAACAATCTTATTGACAAATTTGTCAATTGACAAAATAAATTTTATATGGTATGCTGTTGTAATCAATAAACTTTAAAACTGCGTGACAGTTTTAAAGTTTAAGGACTATATTTATTGCGTATGCGATAAAAACAGGCGATTGCGGAATTCCTGCTTCGGGCGGAAATGACGCATTTCGTAATTACTAAAAGTATAAAAGGAGTAATTTATTTTGAAAACTAAAAGAACAAAGTCCATGATTTTAGCTTTACTGATAGCTTTATGTGTGGCACTCGGCGCGTTTACCGCCTGCGGAAGCGAAGAAAAACCTCAAAGCGGCGGCAATAACAGCCAGAATAACAATGAAAATAACAAAAAAGAAGACGACAGCAAAGAAAACGAAAAACCCCAAGAAGACCCCCACCCCGACGACCACGGCTGCGGCTGTGAATTCCACTGCCACTGCGGTAATGACGCTGGAAGTTGCGACTGTGACGAAGAAGAACCCGAAGACGACCACGGTCACAGCCATGAAGAAGACGTTACATATTCAATAGAAGGACTGATCATAACGCTTCCGGGTGATTTTATCCAAGAAGAATTACAAGGGCAAACCGCTTATTTTGAATCCAATGAAGCGATTGCGGTTATCCTTAAAGAAGAATTTACAACTTTTGAAGCGATTGGTATTTCTACCGATATGTCTTTGGTTGAATATGCCGAATTGCTGATGGAGCTTTACGGGCATGAAGGCGATATTTATGAATTAGAAGGTCTGATTTTCTTTGAATATGAAGCAACAATAACAGGCACAGATTTTTCTTACTTCGCAACGGTTTTCCGCGGAGATGACGCTTACTGGATGGTTCAGTTTGCTTGTTTAAGCGATGATTATGATGAGCTTTGCGAAGAATTCGTTGAATGGTCTTTAACGGTTGAAGTATAATTCCTTGACAAACTGTAAGTTTTGTAGTAATATGAGTTCATCAGTGTAAATAAAAAAGAATTTCCTCCGTGTTTCCCCGCCTGCGGCGGGGAAACACGAAATAAATTTTACTATTATAAAAACGAAAGGCGTGAAAAAATGCGGAC